AGAACATCCAAGATATCGAACCAACCATCGCCACAAGAAAACCCCCAACACATGGCAGTTTGCATCATCGGTGCGTATCGGTCACGAAAAATCTTCGGATACTTCTCTACAAGTTTCTTATCAAGTTCTTCACGCATAATATATTCTCACTTAGTTACTTCATACCAAAATCATCTTCAAACTCTTCAAAATCATCTTCGTTTATATTGCTTGGGTCTAAGAATCGGATTTGTTTTCTAAACTTATCCTTCTTCTTTTGAGACTCATTTACAGTTTTAGGTTTCTTTCGAGGACGGTCTTCATCCTCGTAGAAGTCACGAAAGCCGCTATATTTCTTACTCTTGTTTGACATGATTGTAACAGGTTACGCTTCTCCGGCGAATAGTTCGGGAAATACTTCCTCGACAAGTTTACGATTAAAACCTTTATAGGTCAACTTTTTGTTCTTCACCATCAGAACCAACTTGGCTTCTTCAGGTGAAAGTGCCTCAAGCAGGTCGATAAAAATTCGCTCACGCTTGATTGGATTCAAACCGTTGTTCGGTAAGAAGTATTGGAACTTTCGCATTTCTCGTGGAAGGCGATTGTGTCCCATGCCAGCAGGTGTTTCCATTTCATTGTATGGAGGGTCACCTGGAGGCAATTCAAAATTAACATCTTTACGATATGTATATTTTAGCAACTCTTTTAGTTGCGGTGTCAGGTTGCCAATTGCTTTAAGTGCAACAGGTCGCTTCGCCGCAGGTAACTCGGAGATATGTTGAAAAATCTCAGGCAGAGTCATCTTATCCAAGTCTATAGCCATTCTTAAAATTCCTGTATATGTTCCATCAGCAGTTTCAGACGATGCTTAATGAAGTAGTTAAAAATCTTATCACGCCCGTTTTGCGGTGCGTTCTCATATGTTTCTAGAATCTTCGCCTGAATGTCTTCGGGAACTTTGCTCAAGTCAATCAATGCTTCGTTACGCTTGTAGTTTCGTAGCATTACTTCATTGCAAAATTCTTCAGGTTTTTGTTCCAGCCATATATTTAGTTTTTTCTCAGTTACAGGTTTCTGGCGGGTATCAGTTACGAATACGTCATCACCAGACAGAAAGTTAGGGATGCCGTCACTTCGGTCGCCTTTAAGAATGTGTTCACGCAGGAACTTGTCAGGGTCATCGCACCGCAAGAACTTTTTACCCATAGGGCTGTATTGCTCCACGTTAGCAAATTTCTGCAACTGCATGAAGTCCTTGTCGCTAGACAGAATCAAAATACGTTCGGTAGAATCATTCATCAACTCAACACCAAACTTGTGGCATAGAGTGGCGATAACGTCATCCGCTTCGGTCTTGTCAACTTGAACGACACGATACGGCATGTTCTCTTTCAACTCGTCACGCACTTTGTTTAGCGTTTCGAAAATGAGATTCCAATCGAATGGAGACTCGGCACGGTCTTTCTTACGACCGTACTTGTAATATGGAAAGAAGTCACGGCGCCAATATTTCTTGTCATCGCTACAGATAACAATCTCGCCATATTTGTCTTTGAATTTTGTATTGTACATACGGATGCTATTCAGCACCATATGGCGAATCAAGTTTTCATCAATCTGATTTGCGGCATTCGAATTAATCTGCATCATCAGATTGGAAATCATCACTTGATTCAAGTCAATGAGAATCATTATAAACCCTTAGTCTTTCGTTACTTTGAGAATAATTGTATCAGAATTCAACCGACCTGTCAACTCAGACGCTTTGGTAGACAATGAATCCATAATCTTTCGCAACTTAATCTTGCCACCTTCCATAACTTCTTTTACAGTTACGGCAGGCTTGCGTAGACGTTTGCCAACGGAAGTTTGTTGATTGAAGTTTTGAATTGTAGTGCCTTTGATAGTGAAGCCCTTTGCATTGTCGGCAAAGTATTGACCAAGCAATTTTGTCTTGGTGTTGTATGTCCACAATTGATTAGCACCAATAATCTTCTCAGGTGCAACGCTTACCAAATTCAATTCAGCAAACTCTTTGAGGTATGCAACCTTTGCGACTTGTACAGACAAAGGCTTCTCTTTCACTTTGCGTTTTTTACGTACAGGCTTGTTAGCCTCAGCGCCAGCATTAGCGGCAACCACAATGCTATCAAGAAACTCTTTGTACTTACGCAATTGAACTTTGGTGAAGTTTGAATAGCCTTCTTTCAATTGTTCATCTTTAGTGGTCATCACTTCTTCAATGTACTTCGATTGTGTGATAAACACTTCGCAAATTCTCTTCAACACAACGGAAGACAACTTGCGTGAACGGAAATACGAATTCATGTCAGCGGCATTCTTACAGCCACTCATAATGAAATCGTCAACAAGACCTTCAATCTCGCCGGCTTCTTCGCTTGCCTTCTCACGAATGCGGTCTTGAATGTTTACAACAGGCGCAGAAACTTCTGCCGTTTCTTCAACAGCAACTTTAATTTTCTTTGCGTTTGCTAGAACTTTTTTGTATTCCGTTTGGAAAAATTCTTTGAATCGTTCAGAGGGTTGATAACCATTGCTAATCATACGTGCAATCCAACCCAACTGAATCGGGAATGAATTCTCGTTTACTTTAGAAACGGCATCAATCTCTGCCTTTGGTCGTGCGACACCTTTTACATACTCAAGCAGAAATGTCTTCGCTTGTTTTCGGTCGCAGAAATAGTTGTACCAATTAAGTGCGCCAATCTCGGCTGACTTGAGATTATCAATAGACTCTTGATTTGTCCATGTGGGTTCTTCACCCGCAAACTTGTTATCACCGCCGGTCGAAATTCTCGACAACTTCATTGTATATCCTTACAGTTTAAATGCAATGTTTGTGATTGAATCGAAACGGAATGAACGCCATTCGTTTTTATCCAAGTCAAGCACAGACAAGACTTCCTCGTTCACCGCTTTTGTGCGGTCAGTTTTCTTTTCGTATGCAGGCAACTTACCTTCTTCAAGTGTTGCATTCATAACTCGCATTGTACCATCTTTCTTTTGGAAAGTCAATTCAACGGGTCCTGCCTTGAGGTGGCTCGTTAACCAAGTACGAAATTTCTTTTGCTCTTTTGCTTCGGCAGTTTTATACCATGTTGCATTTTCCATAATCAACTCTTTCATGTTTAATCCAAATCACTTTGTTGTTCAAATTTTTTAATAGCGTATAAGTGGTCATACAACTCTTTTACGCCTCTGATATAAGTAGTGTCTTCAAATATGTGTGGCACCACATTTGTTTCTGGCACTAGTTTTTTTAATTGTGTTGGCGTATAATCTTTGCCCAATGTAAAAAACTTATAATGCTTTCGACAAATTGTTAACAGTGTTTCCGCTTTCTCTGACGCTTTACTATTTAATGCTCCGTATATGTAATACATTACTTCCCCGAATAGACCTGCACATAGTCACCCGGTTCATAATCTATAAAATCGTGCATTATTGTTCCACGAAACTCGTATGTTACCTGATAACCTACAAGCGCCTTTACCATTACTGGTTCATCAACTTTGCGACAGTAAAACTCCTGTTCGGAATTCATCGGTGAAACTCGAAACACTTTTGATTCACCTTTACCATAACCCATATAGTGATATGGCACACCTGTACGCATACAAACATTTTTAGTTCCAGCCTTAGCAATATTCTGATAAACAGGTTTCTTACTTAAGACTTTTGCCGACACAATACCTTTGGTAGTATTCGTATCTTCTACAGATACTACCTCAGCGTATGCCGTGTTACAAATTAAAACACTTGCAACAATACTATGTATGATTTTATTCATACGAATAAATGCGTGTAACAGTTTTCAAAGTTATATAATTGCCAGGTTCGCTTTTCATACGTGTGGTTCTCAATTGACCATTATACTCGAAAGTCACGTTATATGCAACAATCTTTACGTATGATTCTCGGTCGTGGTAAGTAGTGCAACGCTCTCTGGTTCTTGTTGCATTGTCGCCAATTACAGCGCCAGCAACTCCGCCAACAATTGTACCAACATCTTTATCTTTGGCAATGTTGCGTCCTACGACTCCACCAACAACAGCACCAACAACAGCACCAGAATTATCACGCTCTTCAATTTGATAGCATGATGTTCGTGGTACTGTATTATATGCGGTTACTGTAATTGGGTCAACAGAAACTACCCTTGCACTGGAATATGCAACAATCTCATTTGCCAATGCAGGTGCAGATAATGCAATCAGTAATGCAGGGAGTAGTTTTTTCATATTTACTTTCCAGACGCTTGACGTAGCAAACCACCAACAGTTATTTGCAACCACGCAAGTGAAAAGATTTGTGGCATGTCAGTAGCAATTGCAGTGCCAAACAATGTATTAATTGCAACGATTGAGATATATGACGAAATCAGCGCAATCACGCCGACCACCAACACAATACCGACAATGAAAACAATCAATTCGGTTCCAGTTTTTGCTTTTAAATCTACCATAATTTACCTCTCAAAAAGTATTCAGACTTGGTTCAAAGAATGCAATCATTTCACGCTCAGTTTGGTGTGCATTTTTACGACCACGAACAATATCAAGCACTTCATATTGCCAAGCGCAACCAGAAAGTTTACGCAACGCTTTGCAGAAGTTCCAATTTTTGTTTTCGCACTTGGCACGACTAACGTGTTTTTGCCAACGAATTTTGACCGACTTAACGTATGCTTGACCTAACGCCACAGTCAGTCCAATATATGTATCACCAGTATCAACGCACGTAACTCGGTACAGCACGTGATTACGGTCAGAACGTTTTTTTCTCATATGCATACAGTATAGCACACTAGGACCGCTTGTCAAGCACTTTTTTGGCAAAGTTGCACAAAAACAACACAAAATACCCTTTAAAATCATTAAGTTAGTGATTACTAACGTATTACATTTGATTTAAGTCAATGGTATACTAAATAAGAGGTAGATTTTTGTTAACAAAGGAGTAATCATGGCAGAACAAACACAAGAAAAAAAGCCATTGTCACGTAGCGAACGTGAAGCACAGATTAAAGACAAGGCAGGATGGGTCATTACTGTTCTAGCCGCATTACTCGCAATCAATACTTACATTGCCAATGGCAATTCAAGTAAAGTTTTGAACAACACCATCAAAGCAAACGATACATGGGCATTCTATCAAGCAAAGTCCATCAAACAAACGCTTGCTGAAATGGCACGTGATGATGCATTATACAGAAAAGAAACTGAAAAAGCAAGTAAACTACAAGCAAAAATCGACCGCTATGAGTCAGAGCCTGCTACTGGAGAAGGCAAAAAAGAACTCATGGTAAAGGCTAGAGCATTGGAAGCGGAACGTGATGAAATTCGCAAAAAGAGTCCATGGATGACATTTGCTGGTTCATCTTTCCAGATTGCTATTGTTTTGTTGTCTGCAAGTATTCTTGCGGTGAGTATGCCTTTGTATTGGGCTAGTATTGTGGTTGGCGGTCTTGCATCGCTACTCATGAGTCAAGGCATTTGGCTTTGGCTGCCCATTGTAATTTAATCCAGGGAGTATATCGGTGAGCAGGATTCTTTGTTATGGAGTAAAACAACAAAAAAGGAAATACCACAATGATTGGAACATGCAAGAAGACCGTATTGGCGGCTCTTTTTGTTATGATGTTTGGGTCCAGTGTTGCCCAAGAAACGACTACGGTCAATACAAACAACACCTCAACTAGCACATCTACAGTTAATAGCAATAATACTAGCACTTCAACTAGTACAAATACTAGCGATTCAACTGTAAATAGTACCAGCACAAATACGAATAACAATAACAACGTTAGCACAAGCACTTCAACTAACGTCAACACAAATAACAACGTAAACAGCGGTACTCAAACGTTTAACAATAATAACGTAAACTCCGGAACAATGACGTATAACAATAACAACGTCAATTCCGGAACGATGACCTACAACAATAACAATGTAAATTCATCAACAAGCACAAATACAAATACAAACACAAATTACAATGTGAATAGTGGCACTCAGACGTTCAATAACAATAATGTCAATACTAGCACTTCGTCTTCCACTAATGTGAACACAAATAACAATATTAATAGTGGCGACCAGACTATTCGAAATGTAATGAGTGGTGGTACAACAAACACAAACAACAACAATAACGTCAATACGTCAACATCAACAAGTGATAATACTAATCGTAATATTAACACCGGTGACATGACAAATAGAAATATTAATACGTCAACAATGACGAGTGATAATAAAAATACGAACGTCAATCAAAACGTGAATACCGGTGACATGACAAACCGTAATATTAACACTACTGAAATTACTCAGCGTGTGATTCAGCCTCCACCAACAGCAATTGCGCCAGCAATGATGAGTGGTGGTAATAATGATTTGTGTACAACAGGAACATCAGGTTCAGTTCAGACACAAATCTTTGGTGTCTCTTCTGGTGGCACAGTTCGTGATATGAATTGCGAACGCTTGAAATTGTCTAAGACTCTTTATGATATGGGTATGAAAGTTGCGGCAGTTGCAACTATGTGCCAAGACAGAAGAGTATTCGATGCTATGTTAGCCGCTGGCACGCCATGTCCTGTAGAAGGTCAGATTGGCGTTACTGCTAAGATGTATTGGGAACAAAACCCAGACAAAATTCCTAAACTAGATGAGCCAAAATCAGATGACACTTACAAGAAGATTGGTATCGGCAGTTTGCTCGGTATTGCTGTGTTTAAGTTATTCGGTATGTAATGCACAAGTAACTGCGACAGGTCAACTAGACCCAACGCAAGTTTACACTACCGGTAACATCGTTCAACAGACACCTCAAGGCGGTCCAACGCCTTGGGTGAATGGCGTCTATCAGGATAGCCTTACATGTTGGGCATGGGGAAATCCTGGTTATTGTGGTCCGAATGCAATCGTGCGTCCAGGAAACAATATCAATTTCTCATTCGGTCAAACTGATTTGTATCAGTCTCAAGCAATCGCAAGTGTTCTACCAAACACAGGAACTGGATTGCGTGTGAATGGTTATAATTTTGGCTTCACGGCTAAGAATGGAAATGGATGGGACAACGGTCAAATGGACTACTTAACTGCCTATGTGCATTTCAAAGACACTAGCGGAAAGGTAGTAGAGTATGATTCATACAATTTGAATTATCAATTTAATTGGAGTAACTTCAATTATTCAAAAACTTTTACAACACCATACTCTGCACCTACACTAAGCAATGTTACATACGGATTCGTAGGTCGTGATAGTAATGGGTGGGCTGGTCCATATGGTCCAGAAATCTATAACGTCAGTTTCAGTCTGAAATATTCTGTAGACCCATGTAGCGTTGACGTATTGAGTTCTCCGTCATGTCCTGGTTATCTTGATGCATTGGCTAAGTTAGCACCACCAACACCAACAGCGAGTGTAACGTATGAATCACCAACAACAATCACCAGCGCACCAACCATCACAACAGCACCTAGCGTACCTGCAACAACAGCAGAAGTTGTATCACCAACACCAGTTGCGACCACAACAAGCACTAGTAGCGGTCCAACAACTGGAACAGGAACGCCTACATCCACAGTTGCATCAGTAAGTGCTACACCATCTGCTACAAATCCACAACCAAAAGTTGGTGAAATTCAAACAAGTTCAGCGCCAGCACCAACACAAAAATCTAGTGTATCAACATCACAGATTTTGAGTATTGTTGCAAATGAGCAAACTAGAATTGGAAATGTAGAAAAATCTGTGGTGCAAGAAGCAGTTCAGCAAGCAATTGCCGCCGGTGCATCAGCAACAGCACAAGCAGAATCAATTGCCGCAACTGCACAAGCACAAAGTATTGCATCATCGAATGCACAACAAAGTTCCTCATCTACACAAAGTGGTGGCGAACAAAGAACACAACCCCAATCGTTTGCGATATCACCAGTTAGAGAAAACAATCCAACAAGTCTTGCATCTTTGAATGCATCCAGAGAGCAAAGTCTATCAGCATCAAATCAAAGTTTGGTAGATTCTGGTAACACTTCTATCGGTATACAAATTGGGTTAGTGTCAAATCCATATCTTCAGAATGCAAGCAGAATGCAAGAGACTTCAACTGTGGCATCAATCATTGCGCCAGTAACGTATTCTCTTGTTTCTCCTAGACAGATTCAAACTACAGTTGAGGAATTGAAGTCTGAAGGAATTAAGTTTGGTGAGAGAAACATCATTGATATGGCAACACAAAGACCGCAAATTGAAGATACATCAAGACAGACTACAGGTTCTGCGGTCAACAAAAATGCAAAAGATAATGATGCCGCTGGTGGTGTTACGCTTGCTTCAATTGCAAAACAACCTGCCGGCTTTGAATCGTATATGGGTGTATTGACAGACGCACAATTCTATGCACCTAAAGAAATTTACAAAAACCAAAAAGTTGTTGATAACGTTAGATTAATGAGAGGTCTACAAGGCGGTAGTGATAGACTTCACCAAGAGATGGTCGACAGCCAATATAACAAAGGGAATTGAATGATAGCATACGCACAAGATTTACCAACAAAACACGCAACAGTTGAAGTGCCTGGTTTGAAAGTTGAAGTAACAAAAGATGACAGTTGGGAAACTGTAGGTATGATACTAGTTCTTGTATTGGGAATCTATGCAGGTATCAAATTGATTAACAGATTATTTAATAGTGCGACAAAGAAAAAGAAAAACAACTCACTATTTTAAGGGAAAAAAATGGCAGAAGAAATCAAAGACGTTAATGCTAAAATTGATGAAGCAGAGGCGGCAGTAAAGAAGTATGCTAGTAAAGATACAGTTATTAG